ACTACCCACACATTGCCCGTTGATGCCGCATCTATCGAGACGTTGGTGTCCGGCTGATTCCCGAGGATCGTAGCGTTGCCGCTAAAGCTAATGAATTCAAAGGTCGGCCCGGTCTGCCCTCCAGGAAAAGCCATCCGGCAACCTTCCACTAGGAGAGTGCTGGGGCCTGACGCTTGGATAAACGTGGAAATGCTATCACTTTCTGCCCACACGTCGCGGAATACCAGAGTGCCGCCGCTTGAGAGGCTGATGGTCATTCCGTTGCCGACACCGCTGCCTGAAAGGATGTGCGTTTGACCACCCTGCGGGTTTCCTGCCGCAGCGTGCGTACCTCCGACCACGATCAATCCAGCCACTTGCCCTTCAAGTTCAGTGTCGTGGCCCTCGACTAGCGCATAGTCCAAACCATTGACGAATAGGCCACCAGCAGTCGATGCCGTCAACAACGGTTGCTGCATGAAAATTCTGGCACCAACCTGATCAGCATTCTGGATTGCGATCCCAATGCCGGTGCCAGCCGCCAAGTAAAATTCCTGCAATATCACATGTGACGGTCCCTGCAAGATAATGGCTGCTCCCGAACCGCCCCAGTTAAGCACGGTCCCATTCTGATTGCCGAACCCATCTCCGATGAGTTGCAGGTCGCAGACCGGGATCGTGAGTGCAGTCGTCAGCGTGTATGAACCAGCTTGAAGGTGTACAACAGGTCGGTTTCCGTTTAGTGCGGCGGCCGACGTAATCGCCGCTTGAATGGTCGCAGTAGATGCCCCAGCGGTTATCTCAAAGATGGTTCGATTATAGTTTGGAAGCACACCAGGCAATGTCGGTGGGGACAACGAGAGCGAACTATAGAGGACAGTCTGATCGCCATATTCGATCTCCCGCGCCGTAGGTGTCGAATAAACCGGATTGGCAAGCGTGTAAGTACCGTCAAGGGAAAGAATGTCCGAAGCGTTCAATGTTCCAGCGATGATGGGGTTATTCGTCCCGTTGTTTAGCACCGCGTTTGACGGGCTCTGCATGACGTTGTCGAACAAGAACAGCGGTCCCATGTTACCAAAATAGACTGTGGTGCCGTTGTACTGATCGCCGCGCGTTGCCATCTTGACGGTATTGGATTGCAAAAAGGTATTTGCCGCGTTCGAATAGAAATACTCGGCTTGAAAAAACTTGAACGACTGGCTATAGTTGTCTCGGAACGAAAAGATGCCAGTATTTAAGTAATTGATATCAAATGTATTGGTTGGGGAGTTGAACAAGCAACCATAGATGCGATAATTGCCAGCATGGCTAGTGTTGGCGTTGGCATAATTCGTAACTCCGACAGCCACATTGTTGAACGTGCAATACCAAAGCCACCAATCGAGCGCATTAAAATTGCATATGCTGACGCCATAGGCCGTGATGTTGTTGAACACAACGCGGAGAACGGTGCTCTCTGCTGCGCCTATATTATCGTTGCCGCCTTGGAGGGCGGTGACAGCATTTTGCAAAATGAGGTCTGAATATTGGTTTCCGGTGTCGAAGTTTCGTGGTGGTGATCCACTTGTGGCCGTCTGGTCGATCAGAATACCAGCAGTTCCCGCGCCATCGATGGTCATGCGCTGGTAACGGCCATAAGCCACACCATCAATGTGCAGGATTGTCCCACCGCTTGATCCTGCCCACTGAATCCGTGTCGTTGCAGGATCGGCACCAATGAGCGAAAGGCCGAGGTTGCCGATGAGGCTCAACGTGCTCGTGACTTTGTAAGTGCCGGGAGGAAAGTAAAGGTTCGGTTGTCCGCCAGCCGTAATTGTGTTTAGAGCGTTTTGGATGGCCGTTGTGTCATCGGTCGTTCCATTGCCAACTGCACCGAAGCCAGTTTGAACATTCAACCAGCTAGCAAGAGGTCCGACAAATTCCTCTGACCATGTTGTGCCACCTCCCTGATTAGGAGAGCCTAGAAGGAGACCTCCGCCGCCAAATGTCGGACTCATCTCTAATAGCTTGAAAACATCAGTGAGCGGCTAGCCTCCGTGGTCCAACTGCCACCGCTATTGGTTGAAACGCGCTCCACACCAGTCGGATACGGCGCCGAGCCTGCGGTGTTGAAAGCCGTTCCGATGCACCCCGTCGTCGTGTTGCTTGATAGGACGATCCCGTAGGCCGTTCCCGGAGTGACTGTTTGATTGAATGTCACATTAGTCCACTGCGGCGCCCACATGAGGCTTGCGACCGGGATGTTCTGTGACGCGAGCGTCGTTACCGGATTGTTGCTACCATCCAAGGTCACGAGCGAGACCGTGACCGATCCATTGGGATCCGAGCAGGCTGATGCAACGGCGCAACTTGCGTTGTTCTTGGCAAGCGGAAGAGAAACCGAGGCAACGGTTGATCGCGTCGGAACGAAGGTCTGCATCCTCCACAGACCGGAGGCGATGTCGCAGTAGTTGAGAAACACGTCGCCGAAGTCGGTCTGGTCGGGATCGCCGGGACTCTGAAAGCTACCGCCCGAAAGACCGTTGATCTGCACTTGAGCAGAACATGAGAACGGTTGAACCACACCGGCCGTGACCGTCAACGGCTGAAAGTAGATATTGGCAAAGCCCTGATTCCAACGTCCGCCACCACCTTGCGCCCACCATTGGTCGCTCATGTAGAGAACGGGAGTGCCGAGCGTGGTCAGGACGGAAGCGTCGCGCGGCTGACCCTGGCAGGAATCGCTCCTGATCGTGGTCGGAGAGCCGTAGGTTCCGAGCGGGCTTGTCGCAGAAACTACCACCGTCGCCGCAGTGTCGCAGTAAGCGCAGCCCATGGAACCAAATCCGACGAAATTGCCCCCTTGCTGGAAGATGAAATTGCCTTCTCCCGACTGCCCAGTCGCCGTTGGCGATCCCGTTGTGCTGGTGAAAGCGGAGTTGAGGGCAACCACTCTGACCGAATAGGAATTTCCCAGATCGGTATAGGCCGCATAGCCGTTGCCGCTGCCATCGACGTAGAACGACGGCGCTTCCGCCTGCGAGGTCGGCATCGTTGCGTTGGCTTGCTGCGTGCATCCTGTGCCCGGCATAGTCGGCGTTGCGCCACCAGTCGGAGAGGTGCAGGTAAAAACATAAAAAGTGCCGTCACCAGAATTATCAGCACCGTAGATCCACAAGACATAGTTATTGTTTGCTGCATTGTAGAGCATCTTCGGCGAGTAACAGCCACTATAACCGTTATTTGTCGTAGCGCAGTTGGTCTGCCATGTTCCAGTTGAACCGTCAAACAGATATCCGCGGTAAGTCCAAATTCTCAGGTCGGTTGACGAATAGACCTTAACGCCACACCAAGGATTACCGCCCGTGCCCGGCGTGAAGCCGCAAGCGTGGGACTCGCCGTATAGATAGAACGTCCCGCCGACTTGGAGAAGGTTGCCCGCATGGGCGTCGATCACGTTGCCATCAGTATCGTAGTGCGAGACCTGAGTGGTCGATATGAGGCTGGATGCTCCAGGCTGGTAATTGTTGATAATGGAAAACAACGGTCCCGGGATACTGGAACCAACACTGACTATCGGGCTTGGACCGCCAGGAACCATCGGCGACCAGTAGCTGGGAGGCATCTGAGCAAGAGTGGTGCTCGCCACCAGCACGAAGAACAGCGCGACGAGAAGGCGGGTCATCGGTAGAACGAGACTCCGAGAATGGCTCCGGACGTCTGCTGTATGACCTGGAACGCCGTGAACGTCCCGTTGTAGGGTAGGCACTGGTTGGCGGCGATGCCCTGACCGCCCGTGCCGGGTGTGCCCGTGGGCGCGGTGCCGTCATCGCGCCAGACGACGCCCTGCACGTACGCGCAGATGACCGCATAGGCGGTCCCGGCCGGAATGCCCCCCGAGCAGGAGGCCAGCCCCGTCGCGGCCGACATGGACGAGAGGCTGCAGAATCCCAGAGGAACCTGTCGCAGCCCGGCCTGAGCGAATGCCCCCCCGCTCAGGAGTGTAAGAAGGAGCAGAACGACCGGGGGGTGCAAAAACCTACGCATGTTGCCTCCGCGCGACCGGCGAGAGTTCAGCCTTGATAGGCGACGCTGTTGACCTGCCCACTGGAGGCACCGCCGGCGGTGGTGGTCACGGCCATCGTCAGCTCGATGGAGACGTGCGAGCCAGGTACTAGGCCGGAGGCCGCACCAGTCAACGTGAACGTCAAGGTAGCAGCGGTAGTGATGGGGATCTGCTGCGCCGCGGAGACGGTGAGAGCTGCCTCCACGCCGTTGATCTCGGTGTAGGCCGCGACGGTCATGGTCGTGGTAGATGCCGTGACGTCGGTGGCCGTGGGCACCGCGCAGTTGACAAGGAGGGGAATGTTCGCGCCCGCGACGTAGGTGCTCGGCAGATTGAACTCCCAGAGCATCTTGGTGGTCGCGGTGCTGGCGCCGGAGGTAGCGACACCAGTGAGATACATGCTGGTGCCAGCCGTGCGCGCGATGCCCGGCAGGGTGGTCGCGGCCGTAGCCGTGATCATTGGCAACCCGGTATCCGTCTTGACGTCCGTCAGCGGCAGATAGCGGATGACGCTACCCCCGCCCCCCGGCACGAAGGCGCAGCCCGCGCCAAGCGGCACCGGAGCCGTGGTGGGCTGACCTGCGGGCTTTGCGAATACGCAGTCCACCGTGCCGCCCGGCACGGCAAAGGACTGCAGGAGCGACTCGGACGCGTTGCCACCCGTGAACGGGATGGGTGTCTGGTCCGTGACCGTGGACTGCGCGAGGGCCGCGAGCGTGCCGAAGAGGACTGCGGCGGCAGCGATTAGGAGGCGTCTCATGGTGGTGAGTCTCCTGGTTGGAACTACTTGATCTCGTAGCTGACGGAGGCCAGCATGTGTCCGGTGTCAACGAGAGGTTTCTGGAACCCCTTGCGCCTCACCGTCGCGGGCTTCAGCGGCGGCGAGTTGGTGTCGCGGATGGACTGCTGGATCTCGCCGCGGAAGTGCTCGCCGATGAGATCCATCGCGCGGCGAGCATCCAGGCCCGTAGCCTTAAGTGCTGCCACCGCGACACGTGGCCCCTCGGTCGGCAGCCGGGCACCTACGGCGCTGAAGAACGGCCGGGGGGGTATGTTGCGGCGCGGGGCACCGAAGTTCTGGATCGCGGCCACCATCGCTACGGGCGTGCCGTCGGGGTATCTGGCACGCTCTAGGAATCCGACGCGCAAGGTGCCCGCGTTATTCAGCTTGCGCGAGAGGTCGCGCATGGCCTGCTGAAGCCGTGTGCCGCCACGGAAGGATGCCACTGGATCCTACTTCTTGGTGTCGGGAGCCAGCAGCCCATCGCGCACCGCCGCCGCGAGCTCCACGCCGCGCCAGAAGCGCTCCTGTAGCGCCCGCATGTGCGCGGGGTCGTCCCGGAGGGCGCCGGCCGCTATGGTAGCGTCGCACAGCACGTCGAACGCCTTCGAGACGCGCTCCGAGAAGGCGTAGTCCAGAGCGCTGCTGTAGTCCGGCCTAGCCATTACTCCCCCCGTTGAGAAATCGCGGCGACTGCTCCGCGGCGACCTCCTGCGAGGTGCTCGAAGACGTGTCCAGGGACGTGTCCAAAGCGGCGGCGGATACCTGCTCCCCCAGGTTGGTCAGCTGCCGCACCGCACTCTCCACGTCCAGCGCGCGCTCGTCCAGGGCCTTCTGCAAAATAGTCTCGGCGGAGCTGACACGCGCGTCGAAGGACGTATAGAGGTTCCCGAGCTTGACCGAGCTTTTGGTAGCGCGGGCCGCGATCTTGGCACGCAGTCCCGCGATGTCGGCGACCAGGGACGTCACCTCCGGGAACTGCGAGTTCTGGTCCGCCATCGTTCTTCCTCTTCTATGCAGCACCAGCAGTCGGGCCAGCTCAACGCGTGCCCTGTTGACGTGGCGCCCCGCGGGACTTATTCCTCTAGCCTCCGAACCGGCGCCCAAAGCTGCCTACTCCGCCCCAGACCGGCCCCGCGAACGGGTTGCCGAGCGGCGTGTTGCGCGGGATGTAGCGCATGGTACGGAACGGCGCGATGGCCTGCCAGTAGGCGGCCCCGTACTTGGTCTGCGTGAACCAGCTCGCGTTGGGGTTCTCCGCGGCCTTGTAGTCCAGGTTGACGCTGACCGACCCCTCCGTCGCGGACTCCACCCGCCCCACCACCTGCGGCGAGGGCGTGCCGTTGGCCGCGGCGGCGAAGAGCTGCGCGATGTGCGCGGTCAGCAGGTATAACAGCTGCGTCTGCAGCGCCGCGGACGGCACCGGCCCGCCGCCGTCGTTGCGGCAGTAGACCGTGGCCTGCGTGAAGTACGCCGTCGCCTGGACCTGGTTGACGTTGGCAGAGAACTCAGGAAACTGGGCCTGCCAGTCGGCGTAGACGAATGGGACCTGGGAGCCCATGGGCCTTGACCGGGGGGCCTCTACGCCGCCCGCTTGGTGTTGTCGCTGTCGGGGTCGGACTCCAGCTCGCCGAGCGTGCTGCCTGCCGGACGTCGCGGCCAGCGCGGGTCCACGGGCACCTTGCGGTCGCCCTCGGTCCGCTGCGCGGTAGTCAGCGGCTCCAGATTGCTGAGCGCCTTGCGGTGCTCCTTGGCGAGCGCCTCTGTGTTGCGCTCGTGCGCGAAGACCATCCGGTTGCGCACGAGATCGGTCTCTCTGTTGGCCGCGTACCACGCGTCCCAGAACTCTCGGCTCACGCCGTAGGTCAGCGCGTAGCCCGCCACGAGATTGCGCTGGAGCTCGCCGACCAGCTTGCGCGGGCCGAGCAGCCGCACCGGCTCGCCTATCGGCTCCGCCCGTTTCACCGTCTTCCATCCCCCGCCCATCACCGGCTCCTGGCCCTCGACCATGCGGTCCAGGCTCAGCACCAGTCCCGCGGGGATCTTGCAGGCTACCGTGACGGTGCCGGACGACGACGCTTTTGCTACCTCTGACATCTTGTCCACGGTGCCGGACGACGACGCTTTTGCTACCTCTGACATCTTGTCCTCTCTGAAATCAGTATGCCTTGGTGATCTTCAGGACCATGATGGAATGCCCCAGCGGCCCCTTGCCGGTCTGCACCTGAAGCTCGAAGCCCGCACGGTCCATCTCGTTGCAGAGCTGGATTATTGGCTCGTACGCCTTGATCACTCGCTCGCGGAACTCGGCCGCTAGCTCCTTGTCTGGCTTGCCGGCGACGGGCTCCAGCCTGGTGACATTCTCGCCCAAACGAGAACCCCCTAGGTGGTAGGTGGCGCAGGCGGCGCCAGCGACGTGGTCAGTGCGGTGGTCTCGGTGGCTACGGCGACAGCCTGCGCGCCGATGGTGTTGTTGAGGCTGGTGATGTTGGCCACCGCGGTCTCGATCGCGGCCGAGTTGTTCGCGGCGATGGCGGCCTTCAGCGCCGTGATCTCGTCCTGCACGGCTGTGCTGTTGGCGGCGACGTTGCTGGCCAGCGTATTGACGCTGGCGGCGAGGGTAGTAAGAGCGGAGTTGAGGTCGTCGACTGCGGCCATGATGGCGTCTTCCTTCTCGGAGAGTGCCGCGATCGCGGCTGCGATCGTGGTAAGCTTCTCTTCTATGCTGCGCAGGAACATCTCACGATTTGGGTGCCACAAGACGTCTTATTCGCTGAGCGTGATAGAGCACCTGCCGGGCACGCGAGTCCTCATCGGTGGCCTGCCGGGTAGGGCGGGACTGCTCGGTCTGAGCCTCGCGCAGCGCGCGCCGCCGCTCGCGGGCCTCGTTGAAGCCCTGCCACTGATTGTACATGTCCTCCAGCATCGGCATGTACCGCTTCAGCCTGGCGTGCTGCGCGACCATCGCGTCGATGTCCATCGGTCTGGTCTCCTTGTTTTAGCGCTCGACGGGGGGCTCAGACGCCAATCATCTGCGCGTAGAGTGCCGGCTGCCGCACTATCGCGCCCCAGCTACCCCCGCTCACCTTCTGCCGGAAGGACGACATCGCCCGGATGATTGGGTGCGCGCGCATCTTCTCGTTGTAGGCGCAGTAGCCGGCCTTCTGGCCCTCCACCTCGCCGACGATCATCTGCACGATGTTGCCGCCCGCGCTGCCCTGCGGATTGCTGGACGTCAGCGCGCCGTACTGCACCGCGGTCTCGATGCGGATGTTCGGGAAGTTCTTCTTGAGCAGATCCGCCACGTTCACGTTGAAGCTGTTGGTGGCGGTCAGAGCCATGGCGGACGTCGGCGACATCGCGAGCGTGACCTTGGCGTTCTGGTCAACCAGGCCCTGGTTCTGCCCGACGAGCGTGATCCACAACGTCTGAATGTCGGCGAAGATCTCGTTGGCGGTCGCGGTCACGACTCCGCTGGTCACCCAGAGCTTGTTTCCGAATGCCTTGGTGCCTGGCGTGACAAACGCCGTGAGGCCGGGATCGTTGAGCAGACCGTAGCACTGCAGACCGCTGACGCCATAGAAGTACGTCAGATTGCTGAACTTGTTCAGCATCGTGGCCGCCGCGGCGTCCAGCTCGCTCACCCAGTTGACGCGCGCCAGCCCCGCGCGCTCCAGCTCGCGCTCACCGTACTCCTTCACGATCTGGAAGAGGTACGCCTGCCGCTGGGGCCAGTTGGTGTTGGCGCCCGCGTGACCGGACTCGTTGAAGTCGCCGTACGAGGTGACCTCGCCCTCGTGCTCCACGATCGGGAACATCGCGGTGTCGTCTAGCCAGGATCCCTTGCGTACCTCGCCAAGAATCTCGGCGGCGCGATTCGGGCTGAACAGCACCTTGTAGACGTCAGGGTCGATCAGCGTGGTCAGCATCGCCGGCACGGCGGAATTGGGGTCCGTGCTCAGCGGCGGCTGAGCGTCCATGCCCAACGCGTCCATGGCCAGCGTGTAGTTGCGCTTGAACTCCGGCGTTGCGTACATGCGCGGCTCTACCGACGCATGCCAGCTCACGCCCATTGCCTCCAGCATCGGCTTGTCGGCGCGAAACTGGGCCATCGCCTCGTGTCTGCTCATAGTCCTGTGCTCCTTCTTGGCCCGGTGCGCCGGGTGTTTCTGCCTATCAGCCGAGTGCCTGGCTACTGATCTTGATGAGCTCGCCAGCGAGGCCCGCGGACATCGCGATCCACTTGGTCTCGACGTTGACGGATGCGTCGATGATGCCCGAGCCCACGGTCTGCGTGAGGTTCACGTAGTACGTGCCCGCGCCGCCCGTGCCGGTGCCGAGCCCGGTGATCTGCGTGCCAGCGGCAAAGCCGCTGACCGCGCTGGTCAGGGTCTGCCCGACCGCGTAGGTGCCCGTGAGCGTGCCACCCACGGTCAGCAGCCCGTAAGTGCCGGTCATGGCCTCGGAGGCAACGATCTGCTCCGGGACGTTGAGCGTGTAACGTCCGATGCCGCCCAGCGTCTCGCCGGCCAGGAGCGGAATAACCTGTCCCAGGATCGCGGTGTTAGCCGCTACTCCGGTACCGCTAACCTGCGTGCCCGGTACCAGAGTACCAGAGCTCACGGCCGTAACGGTCATGAGGTTGCCAGAGATGGACCCCGTCCAGCCGTTGGTCTCTGCCGCGATGGTGGACGCCGTCGAGGTGGCCGCGTTGGTAGGGCTACCGGTGGCCGCAAACGTGGCCTTGCCGTTGGCGAAGTTGGCGTAGGCCTTCATGCCCACCTCCGCCTCCGTGGTGCCACTGTTGACGACCCAGAAGTCCCCCCCGGTCATCAGTCCGCACTCGAATCCCGCGGGGATGGTCATCCCGGCGTCGGTGAGGTACGTCGTGATGAGCGCCTGCTGCTCGCGGTGGACAAAGCCCGCCGCCGGCCCAGCTCCCGCGTTGGTAGCCCAGGCCGGCGTGCCGTTGGCATCCACGGGGGAGGCAGTGACCCAGGCGAAGAGGCCGATGGTCAGGCCCCCGATGCCCGCCACGAGGCCGCCCGGCCCCGCCAGATAGTTGAAGCGCGGGTTGGCGGAGGCGAAGTCACCGGCTACGGCCGGTGCCGGCTGAACGTTGATCTGGGAGGGACCCAGTGCGTTGGCGAGACCCATGATGGCGTGCTCCTGTTATCTCGGTGTGTCGGGGTGTTACGCGTGGCCGATGCGGCCGGTGCCGAAGCGGTCCTCGAAGCTCTTGGCCGCGGCGGCATCCAGCGCGACCGGGGGGTCCCGCTCGGCGCGCTCGCGCCCCGGCAGCGGCTTAGCCTGCAGGATCGGCAGGTAGGCGTCGGGGTGGATCTTCTCCAGCCCCCGATGACCTAGCATCTCCAGGGCGGTACGGTGCACCGCGTGCGCGGAGTCCAGGGCGACCGCTATGGTGCCCACCCACGGACGCACCGCCTCGTACGCCTCGCGGACCTCGCGCTGATTCCGGCGCTCGGCGTCCACCGCCAGTTTGATCTTCTCGTCCATGGCGGCCTCGGTGACCAGCACCGGCTGTCGGGAGTCCATGCCCCTCTTGTCCTTGCCGCGCATCTTGCCTCCTACCAGCGGTTGTCCTGCGAACGGGGGCGGCTCGTCGCGGCCCTTGCGATCACGGCCCTTTTTGTCCTTGCCGCGCTTGTCCTTGTCCTTCTCGTCGGGCTCCTCGTCCTCGCCCTCGTGCCCCTCGAGCTCGTCGGGCCGCTCGTCCTCGTTGGGGTCCTCCTCGGAGTCCTCGCCCATGAGGTCCTCCAGCTCGCTGATGTCGTCGTCGGACATGCCGCGCCCAGTCATCCAGTCGCGCGCGCGATCGCCGAAGTGATGACCCTTGTCCGCCTGTTCGAACTCCTTCCCCACCTTCTCGGGGATGCCCAGCTTGGAGCTGCCGTGCGCGGCGGCCTCCATGGCGCGGTGCTGCTCCGGACTGACTGAGACGTCCTCGGCCTCCTCGTCCTCCAGCCGCTCCAGCGAGTCCATGAGATTGGTCATGTCCTTCAGCGTGGCGTCGGCGGCCAGCTTGCCGCGCGTCTGGTCCTCGATCGACTTCACGATCGCCGGGCGCTTTGCCTTGAAGGTCTTGCCGGTAACACCGTCCAGCGCCTTCGCCACGCTGACCTCGGCGTCCTTGGCCAGACGCGGCGTCAGATAGGCCACGAGCGCATTGACAGTGACGGCGCGACGCGAGAGTGCCGTTGCAGTTGCCTTGTCCATAGTCTTGGTTCCCTTTTTACTGTCGGCGACCACTACGTCGCTGCCTGCTCTACCCTCTTCCACCAGCGCGACGTGATTGAACACGATGTCGCGCATGACCCCGTCGTACGGGGTACCTCTCCAGACGCCGGGGGTCATGTCCGCCCGGTAGTGATATCCGCAGCTGAGCTCGCACCGCTCGCGCGACTCCACCGCGTCGATGTCCTCCTGGCGCCAGATCACCAGGCTGTTGTCCAGGTACGGGAACACGAACTCCGCGTCCGTGCCAGTGCTGCCCGCTACCGCGTCCTCGTGCGGCGTGCCCGCGTCCACCACCAGGTGCTCGCTCATCAGCTGCACGTTGTTGGACGTGGCCGCCGCCCGCGTGAGCTCGTCCGGATCGCGCAGGAGCTGGTAGACCCTGTCGGGGTCCAGCTTTAATTCTTCAGCGCCCGGGATCTCGCTGCCGCGATACGGACAGACGTTCGCCTTGCTTATGTGCGCCTTGGCAACGTGCAGGCGCCCGTCCTTGTCGTAGGAGCGCACCGAGTCGGCGGCCCCCCGATCGAGGGCCAATAGCTCACGGGGCACGTCAGCCTCGCAGCGCCGTCATCTGCCGCGCGGACGGCGGCGCGTCCTCCTGCGACGGAGTCTCGCGCAGCCCGCGCAGGAACGCCTCGCGGCACTCGCGACGCAGCTTAGCCACCGCGTCGGGCTGGCCGTGGATTATCTTGCCGGTCATGCGGCCCATGGCCTCGCAGCACATCTGCAGCACCAGCGCGCCGGGCACTCGCGGCAGCGCGGCGACCAGCCCCCGCACCGTGACGTTGACGAGCGACTCCACCCAGTCGGCCAGCATGCGCTGGGGATCGGGGGGTGCCTCTAGGGGCGGCGTTCCGCCGTTCTTGAGCGGGGGGTGCAGCTCTGAGACGTTCATGCGACCTACAGTCCCGGTATCACGCTGCGTGACACACAGCGACAATTGTGTGTTATGATCCCCCCGGTCACGTACCATCCGTCAGAAGTCTGGAGGTTGTAGACATGTCCATCAAACGTGGTTACATCGACATGGGTGACGCGAGAATGCTTCGTCGGCAATATGAAAAGGGGATTAGTCTCGCGGCTCTCGCCAAAAAATTTCAAATCGACAGAGGACCTGTTCTTAATCGTATCTTGGCTGCAGGAGGAACCAGAAGAACGCTCGGAGAAGCCAACAAGTTGCGGATGCAAAAAGAAAGTCCTAAAAGGCGCAAAGAAATTACCAGAAAAGCCAACGAAGCGCGCCGTGGCAAAAAAGCCTCGCGTAAAGAGCTTAGAAACAAAGCTATGCGCAAGTCTAGGATAATTGGAGCCTGTGAAGATCTGGTTTTCTCGGCTCTTTCTAAGCAGTTCAAAACTGTCGAAGCTCAACGGCCTTGCGGCATCTACAACATCGACATTGCTATCGCAGACAGCATCGCCGTGGAAGTAACCCAGGGACGACCTCGGCCTAACCTTCCCCGTTCTCGCAAGAGAATCAAATATCTCAACAAGAGAGGGTACTGTGTTATCTACATAGCTTTCAGCTACGGCAGGAATGATTGTGTCCGAGGCAATCTCAGTGATGTAGTCGCCTACATCGACCAAACTTATCGGGACCCACCCTCGTTTCGTAAGAACCGGGTGATTTGGTGTCGCTCGGAGCGTTTTACCAGATTCCGTAACCAAAAAGGCCAATTCGCCTGTGTAGAAACGCCGGTACGCTACTTCTATATTACGCGCGAACTGGATCTTTGATTGGCCTGGAAAACAATTTATGAGCTCTCCGGGGAACACGTTCCGCTTGACCTCCGGATCGTACCATCCCTCCGCCACGTTGTAGCGCTTGCCGCTGTTGCGCTTGTGCGTTGGCCGCGGGTGCTTGCCGCCGCCGGAGTGCAGCCAGATGGCCTCCGTGATGCCGAGCTCCGTCTGCCGCACGCGGTGCAGCGCCGCGGTGGCCTTGTTGTTCTGGTCCCGCGCTATCAGCGCGGCCCGGCGCGACGTGACGCCGTGCTCCTTCTGCAGCTCCTTGGTCAGCGCGCTGAGGTCGCGCCCCGTCTGCACCGAGCGCATCACGGAGCCCTCAACCGCGCCGAGATAGCGCTGCGGAATGCTTTTGATCAGCGCCACGTTCTCCGCGACTATCGCGCCCATGACCTCGCGCTGCGCGGGCGTGTGCCGCGTGCGCACGCTGAGGCCGCCGTTGCGCAGGATGCGCCGCATGCTGGCGTCGCTGCGGGCGGAGGCCGACTGCGCGAACCACTCCGCCATCTCCTCGCTCGCCTCGTCGAAGCGCGACTGCCACCGCGCCGTGAGCTTCCGCAACGCGCGGCGCAGCTCGGTCGCAGCGTTGGCGTCCTGTGCCAGTTCCGGCTCGTTGGCGCGGTACGCGGCCCGCACCCAATAGAGCACGGAGCGCGTCATCTGCTCGACAAGACGACGCAGCCGCTTGCGGTAGCATGCCTCCAGGCCCGCGTTGGGGCGGACGGGGCGGAGCACGACGTCTCTAGTGCGTCGGCGCGGCATTCTGTCTGCGCCTCCGCGCTCCGAGCGGGACACCCCCGTTCGCCGCGAGCGCGGCCTCGTCGCCACCCGCCACGTTTATCTTCGTCTTCGTCAGCCCCCCACCCTCCTCGCCACCGGAGATCTCGTCTTCTGGTTCTATCGGCACGTCGTCCGCGTCGAGCCCCGGATACGGCGAGTTGGGATCGTCGGCGATGCGCTGCCGCGACTCCTCGGTGTGGAGGATATTGCCGTCCACGAGGACGACGTCCGTCTCCGCCTTGATCTTCTGCACCTCCGCCTGCCCGCGCTCGTCCAGGGAGCGCAGCGGCACGAACTGAAATGTAATACTCTCGTCCACCTCGCCCCAGAGCTCGAGCATGACCAGGTGCACGATCTTAGTCAGGTGCGGGCGGTAGAAGCGCTCCTGCCGAGCGGCGATCATGTCCTCGAAGACGCGCATCATGTCCTCGCTGGACGCGTTCAGGCCCGCGGGCTGCAAGCCGAGCAGCTTGACGGTGGGCGTCTTGCTCACCGCACACATGTGCTCCTGTGCCTGCGCCTGGAGCAGATCGAGCGAGCCCAGCGGCACCGCCACGTTCTCCAGGGTCTCGGACTCCTTGTCCGTCATCATCAGCCCGCGGTTGTCCCGCGTAGCGTTGAAGAGCTCGGCGCGCATGAACAGCTGCTCACCACCCTGCTGCATGGACTCCGCCAGGTTGGTGCCCAGCACCATCGTGGAGTAGGTGTGGACGCCCTCGTTCACCGACTGCCGCGTCTGCAGCCAGTTGTCCACGTAGGGTTTGGCCATCTGCGACATGCTCAGACCACCGAACGAGTACGCTGGCTTCAGCAGGTCCGGCACCGGCCGACTGACAAACGGCAGCAGCCGCGAGACGTGGACCTCCTTGCCCATCACAAACCAGTGCGTCGGCGCGTACCAGTCGGGCCGCAGCGGATCATCGCTGTTGTACGTGGTGGGGTACGTCCAAACCGGCTCCACGGGACGCAGCGCGTAGATCTTGTTCCGGCGCCCTATCTTGCGACGACTGACGGCGTCGCGCCCGTTGCCGATGCTGGTGCGGAGCTCCTCGCGCTCCTCGGTATTGCCGAGGTCTATGTAGATGTGTCCACGCCCGAAGAAGCCGTCGAGCTCGTCCGTGCGGCGGAACACGTCACGCACCACGAGCTCGTCCATGCGGTCCTCGAGCTCGTGGATTCGGTCGGCGCGCTGCTCGTCCAGATCGTCGTCGCCTACCGCCTGGAAGCGGATCCACTTGCGAGTCATCTCCTCCGCGAGCGTCTCGGTGATGACTCGGTACTCCGGCACCTGCGCCAGCTCGGCCAGGTACGGGTACCCCATGAACGTGTAGCCCTGCGCGAACGTACCGTTGTAGAAGCCGAACTGCCCGGCCCACTGGATGACCTGATTCTGCGCGCTGTCCAGCGCGATCTGCGCCTTCTTGGGCACGACCCCCGGAGGAGGCCTGGCGGGCGCGAAGACGCTGTCCATCATCATCGGCACGAGCGGGGGGCGCCCTTTTCGGGCACGTGCCACGATCTCGTGAGTAATGCGCGCGGCCTGTCGCGGGGTCAGCGTAGCCTGCTTCAGCGTCTGCTTACGCGCGGTCTTCTCTTGAGGTGACTGGCGCCGCCGCTTCTGTCTGGGGGGACGGGGATGAGCGGCGGCGCCACGTCCGCGCCTGCTCCGGGAGGGAGGACGGCGCGGACGTTTCTGTGACTTCTTAGATGGCAAGGTCTTCTTCCAGCTTCCGCTTTGCCTCGGCAATCGCCGCCTGGCGCGCGGTCCATTCCATCAGCGCGGAGCGCTCCGGGGGCGGGTCGCCGGTATTAATGATGCGTTGCCCCAGTGTAGGGCGAGAGCGACGTACCAGGTCCTTGGGCGGTAGCGGCGCGGCAGGGCGGCACACCAAGTAACGCACGGTCACGGTGCGCGGAGGCATGGCGGCGCGCTGCGGTGCAGGTGCGGGCTTCTGAATCTGTGGAGCGAGTGTCGTCGGGATAGGAGTAGTAATCTTGGGCCACGGTGCTTCTTTTGGCCCAAACTTCACTCGCGCCTGCTCCAGCGTATAGCCGAAGACGCAAGCACGCAGCACCACGCTCATCGGTACGCCCGCGGTCTGCGCCCGCCCGAGAACGGACGCGTACTCCGCGTCCGTACAGGTCATGGTAATCCAGTTCTTGCGCGAAGCCATCTTATGGCAACCTCATCCCAAACCGCATTCGCTCCCCCACTCTCCCGCTCGGCCGCCGCGCCGCCGCGGCGATGACCTCCGGCGTTATGCGCATCGGCGCCGGAGCGCCCGCACGGTGCTGCACCGCCAGCGCTAGTGCCATGACGCAGTCGTCATGCGCGCCGTATTCCTCCGGGGCCGCGTAGCGCACGCCCCCGGCAGGCGTGTAGACGTACTCGAAGATCTCCAGCTCGTCCACGATCGGTCCCAGCGGAAACGTCACGTTGCGATGCTGGATGGCCACCGCTAAGCCCTCCATCAGCTTCTGCTTGGACTGCGCGGTGAACTGAAACCCCTCGTAGCGCGACGCCGCCACTCGCTGGAGACGCTCCACTATGGGATCGCCCACGCCGGTTGAGTCCACCAGCGCCGGCACGCGGCCCGTGGCCGCCGTGACGCGATTGAACGTCTGCTCCCAGTCCGCCTGAAAGCGCACGAGGCGGCAGACGCGGCACGTGGAGTCGAGCGCGATGCCCACGGTCCAGTCCTGCTTCTTCGCGAGGTCCCAGCCCCAGACTACGGGGTCCGCAGTGCTGAGCGGCGCCACGCACCCGCGTATGTGCGCGAGTCCGAACGGATTGCCCTGATCATCGGCCGGCTCCGCTAGATAGAGCTCGCGCCAGACGAGCTCAGGCAGGTGACCGCGGGCCTCCTCCACCTCCTGTGCGGAGAGCACGCCGGCCTCCACCGCGTCCGCGGCGATCAGCTTGTGGTACGCCAGCGTCGGATCGGGATCGTTGTCGCCGCGTGCCCGCGCCTCGGTAGCGCGCTGAGCGGCGCGCGCCAGCTCGTAGAACCAGTTGCGCCGCCCCTTGACGTTGCCGATTATGCGCACCGGCCCGCGCGTCGCGGTCAGCGTGGAGCGCAGGGCGTGCCAGACCTCCGGCTTGGTGCGGGACGCCTCGTCCACTACGGCGGCGAAGACGTCCTCGCCGTAGAGCGTGTCCGGATTGTCGCCGGACTTGAACCACATTACCGCGTCGTTGTGCGGCAGCGTAACCGTCTTGAGCCCCAGGTGCGCCTCGTAGAGCTCGCGCGGCACTGCGCGGCACGTGCGCCGGAACGCAATGTCCGCCTGCTGACTCACGGGTGCAACCCACCAGTAGTTCTGCCCCGGTCTTCTTGCGCCGAGTGCCTGCTCGAACAGCCACGCGATGCACCCCGACGTCTTCCCCGACTTGGTGGAGGCCTCTATCGCACTGATGCGGCGAGGGTCGAATATAGCCTCGGACTGCTTGGCATACAGCGGCGGGCGCGTGTACTCCAGCACGACCTCGGGCTTAGGCGGACTGACCGAGGGGTGCTCCTCGCGAGCGCGCCGCCCTATGCCCGCGAGATTGTTCAGGGATGCCTGGCCGCGGCCCATTGCAACTTAGAAAAAGATCTCCGCCAACGCGGCGTAGACAACGATCACGGCACCCGCGAAAATAAACGCGATTGTAGCCCAGAAGAAGCCATCGGCGAGCGGATGCGAGCGCGTAGTCATCGGTCGTAACCGTTCCCGTTGAGACGCGGCATGCCACCATTGATCGCGGGCTCCAGCGTCTTCTCCGCCGCGAGCTCCAACACGCGCCTGTCCGCGGCGCGCTGCTCGTCCATGATCTCGCGCTGCCCGTCGAAGACGGAGAGGCTGAACTTGTGCTCCACCTTGCCGGAGTGCGCGATCTCGTGACGGTCACGCCACTCGTCGCGGCGGCGGTTCTTCAGCCAGATGAACGCGGCGGCGGTGTCCGGGGGGTGATACTCCCTGGACCTCGCCCGCGTAATGACCCCGTCGTTGCAGAAGATCTTCTCGGTCTCTACGTAGAAGCCGCGGCCCTTCTGGTAGAGACTGCGCTCCATCGCGTCGTCGGCGAGTTCCTTGCCGAGTTTTAGGGCTTGGGCGAACTCAGGATAGATCGCGGCCCATGTGCCGACCCGCGAAATCTCGACCCCCAGGAACTCGGCGATATCCGCGTCAGTAGCACCGAGCCTGCACATCTGCCGCGCATACTGTGCGTATACCGGCTGGTAAGTGCTCGGCCGCCCTACCGGACGCCGTTCCAACGTCTCCGCTTCCATAGCTGCCGCCGTTTGCGAGAGGGGAGAGCTCCGCGAGCCCACTCTCTGTCCGCCACACCCCTGCTCTCCGGACCCAATGCTTCGGGCCTGATCAGGCGAGAACCAGGTCAGCTACGTTCACGGTTGCTCTCACGTGCCCTAGATCGACACGTACTCTGCTCGCGCCCAGACACGCGTCGATGACGCCAACGCAGCCCAGACGCTGAAGATGAACAGTCGCGCCGAGCATCCACGGATCGGGCTCCGGCACGACGACTAGCCCGCCGCGCTCGCTGGCGCGCAGCCGCTCTATCTCGTGGCCCAGCACGGGCGACGTCAGCGCCGCCAGCACGCCCCGCGTGCCGAGCAGCGCGCGCCACGTGACAGCGGCTACACGAGCGAAGATGTATCCTGGGAAGAGCGAGCGGGGGGGATTCTTGGGGAAGCGACTGTCGCGGAAGCGGGGGGAGTAGATCTCGGTGATGTCCTGGCGGCGCAGATCGCGCTCGACGCGTCTCTCGCAGTTTGGTGCCACCACGGTCGCTACCCACTCCATGCGCGCCGACCCTCCACCTAGGGTCAAGGCGTCTAAACTGATTCGCCGCGTTTGTAAAGCCCCCCCTTTACAGCGGCACCGACCGGGGGTATCATCCGCTCCGCACTCGCCGCTGCCCTCCTATCGTTCCTATCATGGACTATCACTATCCTATCACTTGAGATGATAGGACCCCAATCCCTGTGCCAGCAGATCTCTCGGAAGTCCCCTCGCGCACGAGCGCGCGCATTACGCACACGTACCCTTGCGCGCCCGCGCCTAGGCGGCGCGCACCGCCACGCGGGCGCGCGCGTGATAGGACCAAACTCCCCCCGGACAGTTCTCCAAGTTAACACAGCTACTTCCCCCGATTTGCTAACGTTTCACGCAAGACGATAGGCTATCGATAGCCGTGATAGCTCAGGCAGTCACTAAGCGGCACGATTCCCCCGTGCTACCAGCTACTTATCACGACTATCACTCCCAAACGATAGCAAAGTGATAGCCGATAGCGACCCTGAATATTGCGATGCAATATGCCTCTTTTGGACGGGTGCAACGGCAAAAAACCTGGGTTGTGCTCCAAAAATACCCTCCAAAATAACCCATGAAGAGCCAAAAACAGGGGTCAACCCCCAATTTTAGGGGTCAAAAACCCACATATTGCGTCGCAAAAAGGCCCTGCGACACGCGCATAGGTAGTGTTTTTTCGGCACAACCTGGCTGCTTTTTAGGGGCTGCCGGGCAGGCTCGCACCCCCGCTCGCCCCGATTTCTGTCATCCCGCGAGCAAAAATAATTTTGCGAACCCGGTTTTTGGGTGTAGGGTTTACCTACGGGTAGGGAAAAATGACCCCTAAAATATATTTTTTCGTGCCCGAAAACTGGCCCATTTTCTGCCCTCGCAGGAGAGAAAAGATGACCCGGAAACTCCCGATGGTAACTCGCTGCTATGTTTTTGGTCCTTATATAGTGCAACAAGATAGGCATGGTGGTTGGAGTGTTCGCAAAGATGGAGTATTAATTACATGGTTCGAAACCATGCGGGCCGCGAAAGAATGGTGCGGACGGCGAGCCTGCGCGCCATAGGCCACCCCCGTGATAGAGAAGCACCGCGCCCAGCTGCGGGCGCTGGACGACGACTCCTGCGAGCTTGTCGCCCGCTTGTTGGGCGTGGCCACCGAGCCGCTGCTCATAGAGGCCCTGGAGGCCCGCGGGCTCTGCCAGGCGGACGTTGTCATGGCGTTGCTGCACCCCCCGCCCGACGCCCCCGTCGCGCTCGTGGCGCGTACGCTGGGGACCCTTGTGCAGCTGGTGCGGGCCGCGGCGCCCGCTGTAAAACCCCTCCCCCGCGTCGCGCGCCTGGAGGACCCGGACGAGTGGTGGGTGTGCGCCGCAAGCCGCAATCTGCGGCTGCCCGTCACGGCGCCCAGCGACGGCTCGTTGCGCGACCCGCGGCGCCCGATGAACGGGCACGCCTACTGGCGCGACCGCAACCGGGTGCGCACGGCTTCGATAAGGGTGTACATAGGGCTGACTGTCCGGGCCTTGCTGCTGGCTGGGGTGGCGCGTGCCGACGTGGACGCGGCGCGGCGCGCTGGTAGACTGCGTTTGGAGGGCATCCCCCGGTCAATGGAGAACAGAGATGAACGAGAAATTTAGTCGCCGTCAGCTTGAAGACGCGGAGTTTTCATGAGCTGTCTTCCAACTCCCGAAAAATGTTGGTAAATGGTCATAAGATGCTTCCTATCACGCTTATCCGGTTGACGCACACAAACGCTGAGGCATACTAGATGTTGATGAATCGCAATGAGGTTATGTGGTGCGTCGATTGCGGAGCGCGCTTCACGCAAGAGGAAATTCAAGGCTGGGGCGGCTGTCCAAAGTGCGGCAGTCAAGGCATTCCGTGCGGCGTCGAAAAGGACACCACGGTCGAAATCAACTGGCACGAATTGCGCATTCTCGTCATCTGGGCGGAAAACTGGGCGCAGCAATGCAAGCGGCGAGCGAGCGACGATAGCTCGGAAAAGATGCCGAAAACCGTCACTGCGATTGCGAGGCGGCTTCAAGCGCAGCGGCCTACGTTCGGTCCCCTCACGTTGTCCGAGGAAATTGCGGCTTTGCCAGCCGATCTGGCTAAGGCTGGTATCGAAATTGGCGCTATTGAAACTCACAACATCGCCAAACCGGAGCTTTTGCAGGTCAACGGTCCCGGCGCGGTAGGTCGCGCCCGACAGGAATTTTCGCTCGCTGGCACTGGCTTCACGCTCAAGGATTGCGGATGCCGAGAAGGAGATTGCGAGCAACTGAAAGATGGATCGTGCCATGACCACAACATCTAGGGCCGTGTGTCTAAACCGGATAAGCATGCTTCCTATGAAGGTTGGAAGCGGGACGATCAGGACCGGCCGCGGGTCAATGACAAACAGCGGCATTTATAAGAGGAGGCTAACCATGAGCAACCGAGAAGTTTCTACAGAGACCCGCACCCTGCACCCCCGCGCACTGGCGGTGCTGGGCGAGGAGTGGTGTCTTGCGCTGCTGGAAGTAGCGCGCGACTTGCGCAGCGGTGCGATACCTCCGGAGAGGTACAACCAGAAAGAATACTGCGGCACAGCGTGCTGCATAGCTGGACATGCGGCGCGCAAGAGAGGTGTTCCCGTAGACATTCTGGTTGACCTCGAGGGCACGGACCCAGCTCTCTTCGACTACCGTGGTGGTCTGTTCGGCCCCCACCCAGTGAGGCCAACCCCCGCGCAGGCAGCCGACGCCATAGAGGCGTACGTCTACGCGGGCGCCGACCAGCCGTGGGGAGACTGTTGATGAGGAGCAGCAGACCCCGCAAGAAGCCCCGCGGCGCCGCTAGCGCCCCGTGCCCACAGTGCGGGCGCCCCTCCCGCGTGCGGGAGACGCGGCGCCGCGCGGACGAGTCCGCGGTCGCGCGGCTGCGGCGGTGCGTAGCGTGCGGGCACGAGTTCGGCACGCGCGAGGCGGTAGTGGTGGGGCCAGTGATAGGGAGGCGGGGATGACTGCTGCCGCCCATCGGGCGTACCGCGCCGGCTACGCGGCGGCGTGCCGCGGGCTGCTGCCGCGCGACTGTCCGCTGCTCGCGGGCGACCCGCTGCGGGCGCACTGGCTGGTGGGGCATGCAGCGGCGCGCAGGAGA